ACTGAGAAGATTGTCCACTAGCAGTTCCAGAAACTGTTATTGTTACTCCTGCTCCTGATGCAGCTGCTGTAATTGCTGTTCCAACAAAATTGATCGAAGTAACTCCTTGTGGATTGCCAATTAGTATGCCGTCGTCTTGGATTGTTAAACCAGTGATTCCTGTTGCACCAATACCAAGACCTTGAACTGCATATGCAAGAATATCAACATTCTCTCCACCAAAACATGCTTCATTTAATGTAATTGAAACTCCATCTGTTGCAACAAATTCTGATGGGGTTAACTTAACACCGTTGATAAAAATATCAACAAGTCCTACCGAATATGCTGTGTTAAAAATAGTTTGACCAGCAGTTGCAATAATTGATGTGGATGTTCTTCCCACTGGAAAATTTTCCCACGCAACACCAGTCCCTGTTGATTTTAAATATTGCCCACTTAAACCTGTAAAACTTGTTGCACCAACAGCAACAGATCCAGATATTGCTAATGAAGTGAGTGAAGCAATACCTGTGGCAACAAGGTTTGTTACTCCAATACCACCATTAACATGTAGAGTATGCCTTACATTGGTAGTACCAATACCAATTGTATTCGTGATGTCATTGGCAAAAATAAGGTCTGTTCCTACTTCAAGACCGTTCTTTATTATGAAATTCTTATTGATTGCCATGGGGTTTCACTCTCCACCCTTTTTACTTATTTATAAATACAAGAAAAGTATTTTTTCAGGTAAATATGGCAGCAGAAGTATTAAGTGGAACTGGTAATGTTTCATATACCAATAACACTGGTCAAAATGTTAGAATTGTGATTAATTATTTGCAGGCTCCTGGTGGTGGAGGGGCTTTTGATACCATGTCATGGGGAAATGGTGGAAGTGTTGCGATTCCTCAGGGAGTTAGAATTGGAAGAAATCTTGCTTTTGCTAACTTCACATTCGCCGGTCAAAGTCAATTTACTCCTGCAGTAACTAGTAACAACGGTTCATATGTATCCATACAGGGATCAGGTGTGGATTTTGGAGTTCCAACAGAATTGATGTTAGCAGCTGGACAGACCTTTTCAGTAACTACGTCAAACTCATCATTCCCATCTGGTGCATATAATATCGTAGTCATCCCAGAAGCAGGATAATCAAATAGGCATACTAAATCCACGAGTTGTGAATGGGAATGGTGTAGCCGCTGAACTGTTAAAGTTAATGCGGTTATTTACATCATCATATGTAACAGTAATTCCTGTTTGAATACCGGAAGTAATTGCAGCACCAATCGCATCCTGGGCTCTCTCAGCAGTGAAGTATAGATTGGTAGAACCCTCTGGGAGACCATCAGTATTTGTATATGCAAGAGCAACTAATGCTTGTGGGGAAATCCAATTTAGAATTCCACTGCCAGTTGTATAGAGAATGCTGCTAGCAGCACCAACGACTGGTGGTAGAGTTAGATTTACATTTGCATTGAGAGTTGTTGCTTGTAGACCAACATAATAATCTCTGCTATTATTATAGACTCTTAATTCACCAGTAACAGCGGCATTACCTACAACATCAAGTGCTCCGATCGCAGTCGTTGTTCCGATACCAACATTACCATTAGCATCTACAATAACTGGTGTTTGGTCGTTGTTAGTTGACTTAATGCGAAGTGCCTCAGTGGTTGAGGATACAATTTCAAGTCTTGCAGAAGGTGTTGAACTATTGATACCAATAGAGTTTCCTGCAATAAGACTTGTACCATTAAAAAGTAGTGCAGAACTTCCACCAAGGAATCCCCCAGCATTATATTGTAGTGAGTTCGCAGGGAGACCAGGAGGATTTCCTGCGGAACCAGATGCATCAAAAGTGATACTTGCAATTCCTGCATTTTGGAAAGCAGTAATTGTTATTCCATAACCAATAAAGTTAATTTCAGTAGCGATACCAGCAAATACTTTGCTGAGTCCAAGACCAGTTGAAACTCCAACTTGAAGCGGGCTTGCCTGGAATGTAAATGTAGAAATTCCGGTTGTAGTGTCAAATGCACTTGTAAGAGTTGCACCAACACCTGCAACAAAATTAATTGCCGTAGAGAATCCTAGATAAGATCCGTTAGAAGATACGCCAACACCCTTTTCCCCAGGATCTCCAATATAACCAAACTGTTCCCAACGATTATTATTGGTATATACCCATCCAATAAAGTCTTCACTGACAGGAACTCCATTATAATGAACATCGCCAGGATTTCCTGCAAGAACAGGTGTTGCAATACCAACGGTATACTTTCTTGAAACAGTTGTATCACCTTGTAAGTAGAGTGATGTTGCTTCAATACCTTTTGTTGAGTTAGAAGTAATTTTATTATTGAAAATAACTGGACCATCAAATTGGCTGATTATATTAGAATCAGGGCCACCTTCAACTCTTATTGATCTACCGATCTTAGATTCGGATGTAGTTTGAACATCAAATCCAACAGTTTCGCCAGGAGTTACATCTTCTCCTGTTACGGTAGGAATAGGAATATCGAATACTTCTTCTCTTCCTGTTGATGGGCTGACTTTCTTATTACCAATATAGAAATCACCCTTATCATTCATAGCAGTGAATGCAACAATACCACCTTCACTCTTAGTTGCCTGAGCAAGAATTTCTTCTTGTGGTGTTAGGTTTCTATCATGTCTATCCGGTAGTGCTGTTGAATAGTTTCCAGGACCAAAACCAAGATATTCAAAGGTATGTGCAGACGCACGAATTAATGAATTTCTACGAAGTTCAATTGGACGTGGAGTAATTCTCTTAATAACAGCACCAGAATTATGAGTCGTTGTTTTTGTTCCAAGAACACTACGGAAAACTGTAATTGGATTTCCAAAAACTGTGGACCTAACTCTTATAATTTCGTTATCAACTAGGAGATAATCTCCAATATTAAAATCAAAATTAGTGATATTTGTAATGGAGATAGTTGTATCAAGAACTCCAATAGCAGATGATAGAGTTGTGGTGATACCCGCATATTCTGCAACTAAGCGACCAGAAGTATCCTCAGTTGTAGGAACAATATTTCCGCCACTTGAAGAATATTTTGGTGGATGAGTAAAGATTGTTCCTAATGTAGAGCGAGAAGTTGTGCTAGTTCCTGGGTTAATCGTAAATGATGTTGTAGTTCCAACTGCTTTAATTACAAAGTGATTGTTAAAGAATGAATCATTTGCACCACTAAGACTAATCTTATTGTCAATCTGCAATCCATGAGTTTGAACTGTCGCAACCGTAGCAATTCCTGTTACATGATTATAGATGATAGAATGAACATTTAAAGTTCTGCCAAGAAGAATTGCATTTGAATTTGAAGTAATAACAGATCCGATTCCAGAAGTGTAAGCTGGTGCGATCGTCGCAGCAGAAGAAACAACAATTTGTCTTGGATCTCTTACTTCTGCGATTCTATAAAGAGTATTATATTCAGTATAACCATCTCTTGTGATTCCATCAACACTTAAAGTGTCTTCAACATTATTATAGATGTTGCTGACTGTGAAAAGTGCGGGTGTGTTTGATGTCGTAGTTGCAACACCAACGACTGTAAGAGTATTTCCTACACCATATGCACTGCCACCATCAATAATCTTTACAGAGATTATAGTTCCACCAGAAACTGTAACTCTTGCAGTAGCATGAGATCCTGTTGTAGATCCTGCAAATCCAACAAGATTTACATTATAGTAACTACCATTAATATAATTTGTACCTGCATTAGTGATAGTGAGACCAGTGATTCTATTAAATCCATGATCAACTCTTGTACTTAAAGTGTGAGAAGTTCCAACTGTGTTGGATACAATATTTGTTAGACCAACACCTACACCAATATCAACTAGACTTTTGTGTAAAGTCTCTTTTGTAATTGATTTTTGTGGATCATTGACAACAACTTGTCCAACAATATCGGGCAGTGCTATGGATACAGATGCTTGTGGATCTGATATTGGATTATCTCTGTTTGCTTGTGGATAGAGATTCTGAACTGGTTGTGAAAACTTTTCTACATTAAATGGCGCTGCGCCTGGTGTATTTGATGAATTTAAAACTGTTAAGTAATAGATGCCATCTTGCTTAGCTGGAACAAATCTTTGAATCTCATCAACTTTGTAAATATAATATGTTCCGGAAGTTTTCTTCTTTCTGAAATATGGAAGACTTGGAGTTCTGGTTGCAGTATCATTTGCAAAAGTTCCTGGATTTGCTGCAAGTGCGAAACTAAAATTCTTCGCGCTGCTTATTCCAGAAACTGTAAAGATTCCGTTGTAAGCAGAGTTTGCAATACCTGTTGTATTATTGGTGCTCTTTACATTTAAAATTTCTACCTGAGATCCAACTAGTAAATCGTGTGGGATTTCAGTTGTAACATTTGCAGCTCCACCACTCCAACTTGCACCTGCAATAAATCTTGGATTTCTCAACTGGTTTGAGTTGGAAAACGATGTAAATGTCGGATTATAAAGAGCATTTGTTTCTAATGTAGATGCAATAGAAACATTAGATTCTTGAATTACATATCCCTCAGTTGGTGGTTTTGCTGTTTCCTCTGAATCAGATGGGATTACATAACGTAAACGATAGATCGTGTCATTTAGATTTCTTGTATCTGGTTTACGCTTGATATAAGTTCTTGGAGTAGCTACACCAAGACCAGAAAGACCAAGACCAGTTATTGTGCTGTAAAGAGTATTTTCAGTTGATGCTAATGCAACATTTACATACCATTGATTATGAGATACGTCATATTGTACTGGGTGTCCTAGGTCTCCTGCTTTTTTATCACTGACTCTACTTACAACAGTTAAAGCAGATCCTTTATTGTTAATGTTAACAGGATTATCAATTAATGCATCTGTTAGAGTTTGTGCAATCTTGATCTGATTTAATCCTACACCAGATGTAATTGCATAATAAACGAAATTATTTCCGATACCATCAGGAAGGTTTCCAGTTTCACTGATAACACGAATTGATTCGCCATTAATGAAACTGTGATTTGATGTTAAAGTGAGAACATTACTTGCAATACTGTTGATACCAACAGCACTTCTTCCAACAGTTGATCTCTTTTCAGAAGTGAATTGAGTATGAGGCATGACAATTCTTGCCAAATACTCTGTTGATACTCCACTCTGAGTAAGTAAGATATTCAGTTTATCATTTTCTCTTGCACCAATTCTATATCCATCAATAACAGAATCTGGTGCGATTGATGAATTAGTTTGGCCATAGAGATATAGTTTGGTTGTAGATCCCACACCAACAGTTCTACCTACATCAATAGAGTAATACTCAATGCTGATTTCAGAAGACTCATTCTCTTTTGGAGAAACAATGTGAGTGATATAACCTATATCATCTCTTCGGAAAGAACTCTCCTTAAATCCAGATGCTTTTAGAGCAACACTACCAAAGTTTGAGTTTGAGTTGTTGATTGATTGGTCGCCACCATTTTCTGAAAGGAACTGGTTTGCATAACCAATTGCGAATACAGATACTACTTGAAGATACGCATCATTTGAAGCTTTAATATGATAGTTTGAATATGATGGTTTAAATCTGGAAGAAGACTCTGATTGAATATTTTGATTTTCCGCAGCAGTTCTATCCTCATACGTGCCAGTAATATGATCGTATCTGACAAAAGCATTGGGATCTTTTTGTAGACCAATTCCAGTGTATTGAGCCACAACCATACTCTTAAATCCAGATGCTTTATCACCATCTGCATGTAGTCCACACATTCCATAAACAGAACGTAGGGAACAGTTGAAGATGTAGGGTGATGCTGATGTTACCGTATCAACAGAAATACTAATTGTTGCACCTGCAAGTGTTGGTAGTGCATTTATAGGAGCATTCTGAACTTTATATCGAATATTAGTTGAATCTAGTTTTTCAGAAACGACAAATTGACCATCATATCCAAATGCTCCAACACCATCAATTTTGAATGGAGTATCTACATCAAATTCAGTTGCTGGTTGTGCAAGAGTAACGGTAATTGTTGTTGAGGAGATTACGCCATCACCTGCTTTAATGCTGGTGATTCCAACTTCTGTACCGCGAGATCCAACGATACGAAATTCATCAATTTTTGTTTGAATATCAAGTGCATCTGATGGATAGTCTGGTTGAACTTCACGAGCAGAGGAAGCACCATATGCAAGACCTACCTTTACATAGTAAAGGTCTAGGTCGGTTTTATCTGTTGAGAATGTATTGAAGTCGTCATTAATAACGACATGATTCACACCATCTGCATACTCAAATACTGTAAGTTTGTGGTGTGAAAAATTAGGAACAAAAATATTGGTTGTATAATCTTTGTAGCAGATATCATTTGGATCTGCATCAAATATTGAGAACTGCCAGAGATAGCATCCACCAGTTACACGGAAAATTGCAGATCTCTCAATGTTATTATTTTCTGGATCTGGAACATATTTTGGTCTGATTTTTGTTTTTCTAAGATCAAGACCGACAATTGAAGTTCCTCTTGGAAGGATAACTCCACCATGAACACTGTTGAGTTTGTATAGTGCGTTATTATTAGTTGTTAAATCGTAATTAGTCGTAGCATCCCATTCTGGAAAGTCATTGGATGTTAGACCATTTCGGAGTCTAAAATTGTTTGCCCCATCAGGAATCCATCCTGGGCGGTTGTCAACGATGTGGTCTCCCGGATAAAGTAGAATAGTTGTCCTACCGAATCTATCGTTATCTAGTCCACCCTGATATGAGAATCTTGCTGCTTCAATTAGAGCTCTTTGGATAGTCTTAAAAGGTCTGGTAAGACTATTACCTTGATTATCAACACTATCAGTGGAGTCGATACTATTGGGATCAACGTAAAGAATAGTACCGCGAACTGATTTCAGAAAATTATCTAATCTGGAGAGACCCATCTTATTAATACTTATAGTTTCCGTTATGGATTATTTATCATACAACAAAACCCTCCGAAGAGAGTTCTGAAGCACACGGAAGGGTCTGGTTTAAGTATCACCTCTATTATTATACCACTTTTCTTCTTTCCATGTCAAGCGTTTTTGTAACTCTTTATCAAAAACCAAGAGGTATCTATGCTTTCTTGAACGTTCTTTCCATTCTCCTTCGAAACCTTTTACTTGCCCACGAGAGTGTTTAGTTCCGTCTGAATAATAGAAATCTTTTTTTCTATCCGTGAGACCGTAATACTTAAAGTTGCAAGCGCGATAAATTGTACCAGAATGGTGATCTGAATCAGCATAAGAAAGGATTGCTTTAACTTCAGTATCTCTCCGAAATTGTCTAATCGTTTTTGACACAAACCAAGAAGTGATGTTATATTCGCATGACTGCGTACTAGGTTCGATACAAAGTCTTGAGAGTTCAAAGAGTCCTTGTTGTTCGTGTCTTTCAAGTTCAAATGCTCCTTTCGCAATTTCAGGTACAGGTAATCCAGTAAAAATGCAGACTCCTTGAAGTCCACCAATATTCAAAGGAGAGAACTCATTCTTCTTAAAGAGTCCATAGTTCCAACCTGATTTGAAACCCTTAGAAATATCTTTAAGATAATGATATTGAAGTAAAAGTTCTTCTGCTTGTTTTTTTGTTACTTTATCAATATAGAAGTCAGACTTCATTCAAGTTGCTTACATTCCATCATATATTCTACCGTATTTGCTACATCATTCATAGCATCACGAAGAAATGGTTGTTGCCCAGATTCTTGTTTGAGAATGGGATGTGCATCATCAGTAAGAACCCAACGCCACTGCTTCATATCCTTGCAATACCAAAGATTAATTTTCATGTTTGAAATATTCCAGTCGTATCCAGTTGAGAAGTGCGTTGAATTCTGCTCGCTTTTCTTCGCTGAAGTCTTGTCCTTTGCTGAAGAGATAAAAGTCAAGGGATTCAATAACGTTTTCACGATCTTGTTGGGAAATTAATGACATTTTGGAGTTTATAGAACTCAGAGCCCCCAGACGGAATTGAACCGTCCTCTCCGCTTTACAAGAGCGGTACATCGCCACTTAATGCTTTAGAGGCAAATTAATCAACAGGCAACATTTCTGGATTTTCCAGTTCAAGTTCAAACATCAAAGGATGGCACTCTTCATCAATCAAATAGAAAGATGTTCGGTATAAATCCTCTGGTTCATATCTTCTTTCGTTGTTTGCTAGATGAATGATTTCCAAATCTTGCATTGCACAATCTGGAAGTTCATCAAAAGTAAAAGGAACGTTGTTTATGAAATACATTAAGACAATCATCTTGCCTTCATTGTACCAAACATATGCAGTATCGATACGGTACTTCATATGACATTTCCCACTTTTGATTATTTAGAGGGAGTACCGCATACCCGTGGTCGGATTCGAACCGACACTGGGAGGATTTTAAGTCCTCTGTCTCTGCCGTTGGACTACACGGGCATAAAAAACTCAGGGAAGACTGAGTTGATCGTTTGATTCTACCACATAAGTGGGTAGATGTAACCGACAGTATTCATTAAACGTAATCTTCATCTCTTTGTTAGTAAGACCACAGTTTACTGCTGCGGTTGGAACATTCCACTTTGCAGTGAAAAGCATTTCCATTGATTGTCTAGTTTCAGGTCTCATAGAGGACTTGCATAAGAAAGAGTATCTTCATCAACAACAGAACGAACATAAGTTAGAACGTTCATAAACTCTTCGACAGTATCACAGATGACTTCTTTACTATCACCTTCATTAGAATACAGATACACGGTTCGTCTCACTGGATCAATCACGCATCGTGACAGGTACTCATCTTGCATTAGTTCGTTTTTTGATTACCCAGGTATCATAGCACCGCTTGGGCGCAGTGTCAATCTTCTTTGTACCAAAGTGATAAAACGTATCTTTCTCCATTTTCAACTTTTGAAACATGATGCAAATATAAGGAGTTTGAAAATATTATGAGTTTGCCTGGTTCTGGTTTAACTTCAAAATTTTCAAAACAGGTATAACCACCTTCAAAATCATCGTTTAGATAAAGCATTGCTGCAAATACATCCTGTCCATGTACATCATTTTTATCAAAGTGAGGTTTCATGAAAGTTCCAGAAGGCCACCTTACAACACCAACATAATCTAAAATGATCTCTTTATCAAAGGATTTGCATATTTTTGTGATAGCATTTACAACTTCTGCATGTAAATCATCATTATTAATTTCAATATTAGTTGGATCTACGTTTCCTCCCAAGTAAATCGCACCATAATTGCCATCTGGTTCTGGAACCATTGGTTCTTTGGGTAAGGATTCATTGGGATTTGAATGAGTTACTGTGGTAAGAAATGTGTCTCCACCTCTACTCTCGTCTCCGTATGGTATTTCTTCCCTGTTACTTTTTGCAAAATTGATGAATGATTTACACAAAAAAGGATCTAAAAAATTTTCTTCAATGTAAATCAATTTTTTCATAGTGTTTTGGTATTCACTTTATTTGCATACTGAGGATCGTTGTAATCCTTGTCTGGATAATCACTCCATTCGTTGCCTTCATATTCAACGACCAGAGCATTCACATCCTTTCTTTCGGCATATACATGATAGAAACAGTCGATTGGCATACCGCCATTTGATTGAAGATAAATTTTTGAATCATCCCATCTCTTTACAATCACATTCTGATGGGATCCAATTGGTTGGAGTTGAACTGAGATACTATCAGTATGCACTAAATCTTTCCAATACCAAGGAAGTTTAATTTCTGTTTTATTTTTTAGTCTACCTCTAAAATATACGCCAACCTCTGGTCCCTCAATACATGCGTAACGGAGACGATTTCCTTCACCCAAAGATGGATGAACCATATCAAAAGGTTTTGGTCTTGCATCTGCCTG